CTATTCTGGAAGACAGACACACTAAACATCTGGATATGGTGAACAGTCCCCCGCACTATAACAAGGCAGGTATCGAGTGCATAGATGCTATCGGGGCTGCCACAGACGAGGGCTTTGAATATTATCTTCAAGGCAACATCATAAAATACCTCTGGCGTTACCGTTACAAGAACGGCGTGGAAGACCTAGAAAAAGCCCAGTGGTATTTGAACAAACTAATCGAGGTAAAGGAAACCATGACATGAGCAATACACTACCCACCCCCTACCAACAATTCATACACAAGTCCCGATACGCCCGATGGATCGAGGAAGAGAACCGCCGGGAAGATTGGCACGAGACTGTTGACCGCTATGTCAGCTACATGTCAAACCATGCAGAAGAGAAGCATGGCTACAAGCTGAAGGCAAGTGAGAAGGCCGATATTAGTGAAGCCATCTTGGGCTTGCAGGTCATGCCATCCATGCGGGCCATGATGACTGCGGGTTCTGCTCTGTCCCGGGATAATATCTGCGGATACAACTGTTCGTATATCCCGGTGGATAGCCCTCGTGCGTTTGACGAGTGTATGTATATTCTGATGTGCGGCACGGGTGTTGGTTTCTCTGTGGAACGGGAGAATGTAGACAAGCTGCCTACTGTCAGTGATGCCATCAACAAATCTACAACTGTAATTAAGGTAGGCGATAGCAAGCCCGGTTGGGCAAAAGCCTTTCGGGAGTTGATTGCGCTGCTCTATGCTGGTCAGATTCCCCAGTGGGACATGTCAGCGGTTCGCCCTGCTGGTGAACGCCTCAAGGTTATGGGTGGCCGTGCGTCTGGGCCGCAGCCTCTTGCTGACCTGTTCAGCTTTACTGTGGAAACCTTCAAGCGGGCAGAGGGTCGCAAGCTGTATCCTATCGAGTGTCACGACCTGATGTGCAAGGTAGGTGAGATTGTTGTTGTTGGGGGTGTCCGCAGGTCTGCCCTGATTTCGTTGTCCAATCTGAACGATGACCAAATGGCCCATGCCAAGTCCGGACAGTGGTGGGAGAATGAGGGGCAACGTGCGCTGGCTAACAACAGTGTTGCTTACAAGAGCAAACCAGAGATGGGAACCTTCATGCGTGAGTGGCTTGCCCTGTATGATTCCAAGTCTGGTGAACGCGGTATCTTCAACCGGGAAGCGGCAGACAAGCAAGTAGCCCGGAATGGTCGCCGGGAAACCGGACACATGTGGGGAACCAACCCCTGTTCGGAAATCATCCTTCGCCCCTACCAGTTTTGCAACCTGTCTGAGGTAGTTGTCAGGGCAGAGGATAGTCTTGAAGATTTGACACGGAAGGTCAAGTATGCAACCATCTTGGGGACGCTGCAATCCACCCTGACGGATTTCAAATACCTTCGCAGCATCTGGAAGAAGAACACCGAAGACGAACGGCTTCTTGGCGTATCCCTGACAGGTATCATGGATCACCCGGTGCTGTCCAAGACTACGGATTCTGTGCGCTGGTTGACTGCTATGCGGGAAGCTGCCGTTGCAACCAACAAGGAGTGGGCAAAGAAGCTGGGAGTTAGCGTATCCGCTGCTATCACCTGTGTGAAGCCATCCGGAACTGTATCGCAGCTGACAGACTCTGCTTCAGGTATCCACGCCCGTCACAACGATTACTACATCCGCACAGTGCGGGGCGATAACAAAGATCCCCTGACGCAGTTCCTTATCGAACAAGGTGTCCACAATGAACGGGATGTGATGAAGCCAGAATCAACGACTGTCTTCTCTTTCGCCATGAAGTCACCCAAAGGGGCTATCACCCGGACACAGATGACTGCTATCGAACAGCTTGAGTTGTGGAAACTGTATGCCCTGAACTGGTGCGAACACAAGCCATCCATCACAGTATCCGTGAAGGAAAGTGAGTGGATGGAAGTTGGTGCGTGGGTCTACGAGAACTTTGACGTTGCTTCTGGCGTATCGTTCTTGCCACACAGTGACCACACCTATCAGCAAGCCCCGTATCAGGATATTGAAGAAGGCGACTACTTGGGGTGGACAGAACGCTACAAACATGTCACGATTGACTGGAATAAGCTGACTGACTTTGAGAAGGAAGACAACACAACAGGCTCTCGTGAACTTGCTTGCACGGCAGGAGTATGTGAGGTTGTGGATCTGTCGGCAGCATGACAGAAGGGGTAGACATGCCAAACTGGTGGCAGTGGTGGTTGCTTGCAGCTATCACTGTCAATACCACGATAAACATCATCGTGTTCTTTAAGCATAGGTTTAGATCAAAAAGTAGAAAGTGATATGTCTGAACTGAAAAACTACACGAAGACAGAACCTGTATTTGAAGACGGGGAATGGTGGTATTATAGTTCTACAGGAACCTACAGGGAACGTCTGGAAAGCCATGCCCGTAAAAACAAGACACGTATGTTTGTCAATGGTAAGTATATCCCTAAGTCTCATCCGCTGCACAAACCGGGAAGATACCGATCCCTAGATGATGCTTGGTCACACACAGAAATTGAGAAAACAACGGATGGGGAAGTCTATCTGGTTATCAACCCGGCATGGCCCGATTGGGTAAAGCTGGGCAAAGCTGCAATCGCAACAGATCGTCTATCCGGCTACCAGACAGGTTCACCCTACAGGGATTACATCATCCTTTGCAGCGTGTATGTTGATAACCGACATGACACAGAAAAAAGATTGTTGCAAACCTTCAAGAAACATGCTACAGAATATAAAGGTGAGTGGTTCAAGATACCTCACGGTGAGGCGATTGACCTACTCGAAGAAGGTTCCCATGACGGTGGGATCGCATAGTGACTGAATAACCCCTTGTGACGGGGGTAAGGTATACACGGGGAGTGGTTCTCCTGCTCAACCAGCAAACGTGTAGTTCGGGCGAAGTATCATAGACAGTTACTAGCCTGATGTGGGTATTAGTCAAGTCCCACCTATGCACTTTACGAAAGGAGTTAGACATGAAATACATGGTTGACTTACCGGACGGTTGGAAGTATGGTTTCCCAAAGGAGTTGCCCAAAGATGCAGTCATGTATTACGGTGGCAATGATTACGGCGTGAAGAAAGAGTTTAGCATCAAAGGGTGGGCTATCTCTGAAGGTTATCCGGAAGAAAAGATAGATAACTTGGGTGAACATTTTTATTATAGGCATTGGATAGAAAATGACTGATTTTAAAATAGAAGAAGATAAACCAAAAGCACGTATGTTCGTTGATTCAACTGCGGCTATTATGGTTGTCGAGGATTATGTGCCGGAAAAAACATGCAAAGACATGATTCAGATGGCAGAAGATTACATTAACGAAGCTGCTATATATGGCGAGAGTGAGGATTCAAGTAAAGCAAAAATTGATAATACATTCTTTAGACAGGACCTACAGCTTTTTATTCCCTTTGGGTTTTCACCACGAGGTGATTTTAATCTTCTTAGCTACATACAAGAGATGTGTTTTTATTCGGCACACTTATACGGAAAAGTATTTCACAGCGTAGTTGAATATGTGAAACCTCTTGCTAGAAATGCAAAATTACAGAAAACTCTTACCCATACAAAGGGCTTTTCAAACTGGCACATAGAGCAGTCCTTTGGAGATATGGCGGACAGGGCTTTGGTTTGGATGCTGTATCTTAACGATGTAGAAGAAGGCGGGACAACAGAATTTTTATTTCAAGGTGTAACGATAAAACCAAAGACAGGGACATTTGTTGTCTGGCCAGCAGGGGTTACCCACCCCCATAGAGGAAACCCACCATACTCTAACAGTAAATACATACTAACTGGATGGCTGCATGCACCCAGTCTAGTTGAGAAACCGTATGTAGATCATGTATACAATCGTATGCTTGAGGAAGACTTCAGCATATTTAAAGATTTCGATTGTCCAGAAGTGGATTAAATGTATGAAAGTAACGTTCGGACTAAATCCTGAAAAATACAGTGGAGAAGAAAGAAACTGGCAGGATTGGCAAAAAAAGTTTATAGACTTTAATCCTTCTGAAGAAACTTGGTTTCACAGATTGAAGGCAGGTATGATACCCTATACTAGTCCACATGGTGGAAAAATTCTTAGTGCAAGAACTTGTCCTTCTTTTGTAAGTAGCTTCAAAAACAGAATACTTGTAAGGAACATAGCAGACTTAGAAATTTCTAATGTAAACGATACTGTAAAAATAACATCTAGTCATCCCTATGGCGAAGAACGGCATGTTAATTACCACCACGAATATCAGCTAGGAAAAGAATTTCCTTTTGATAAAAGCGTTTTTAAAAATCCTGTGAAATTTGTATCGCCTTTCTGGATGTATTTTTCTGAAAAAGCAGAGGTAATATTTAGTCCTGTATGGTATGATAAATCAACACAATTTGTTCAAGCGTTACCGGGTATCATACGCCTCGAAAAGAATGAGCCTGTTGAATTAAACATAAACACTTTTGTAAAACAGCCTGAAAAAAATACAACATATACAATAGAAAAAGGAACTCCTATATGTCAGATATTTATAGTAGATATTAAAAAACCAAAAGTATTTTTTACAAACAACATAGATAAGAAAATAGTTGCTAAAAGAATGAGTTCTCTATATGAAAACATAGCAACATTAAAGTCTGTAAACATAGGAAAGTTTATAACCAGATGAAACTCGAGGTAACAGAATACATCGAACACGATGACGGTAGTGCAACGATGCACGTGGAGATGGATGACGATGCAAAGCGGATTATGATTGCAGAGGGCTTGGTTGCTGTGTTAAAACGGTCTCTGCAATACCTTGAGGACGAATTTGATTTTGAGGAAATCGATGCTGGAAATACAGATAACTCCTGACCACATATCCCGTGCCAAAAAGAAAACTGCCGCTGTAGGCATACTACAGGGCAGCATCACGGGTGGACTCAGCAACGTTGTTGGGGCAATCGGTGAAATCATCGTTGCCGACCTGACGGGAGCATCCGAATCAAACACAGTTAACTACGACCTTGTGGACAATGGCAAGCGTGTCGATGTGAAGACCAAACGGTGCAACACCCCACCCCTTCCCAACTACGACTGCTCTGTAGCAGCACACGGAACAAAGCAGGACTGTGACGAATACGTCTTTGTCCGTATCCTGTGTGACATGTCCCGGGCATGGATCTTGGGACGTGTTGGCAAGGAACAATTCTTTGAGAAGGCAACCAGACACAGCCGGGGGGATGTGGATCCGGCTAACGGCTTTGTATTCAAGGCTGATTGTTACAACCTTCCCATCCGCAACCTAGTGCCTGTATCAGATGCCCAAGCTACGCAAAGCTAAACTATTCCAGATGGAAGTTAACCTACTTGATAACGGCAACGTAGAGATGTTGCTTGAATCAGCCGACCCGGAAGAGTTGCTGCGGATTGTCGATAGCCAGCTACCCGAATATGACGGGGGACACAACCTAGCATCGCTGCTGCGCTACCTGAAGCGAACGGGAGACGACATCTTGGAACGATCAGGACAGTTCGTCCACTGAGGACAAAAGAAAACCCCGGCAACTAGGCCGGGGCTTTTTGTAGGGGGGTGTGGTTATCAGGACTTGCCTTTGCCATCAGCGGCGTAGAACGGGACCATCTTACCAGCCTTGTTCTTGACCATCTTCAGCTTGCCGCCTTTTGCCATCATCGGCATACCCGTCATGGGTTCCTTACGGCGTTGCATGTCTTGCTGCATCGGGGTGGTGGACATCATGCCACCCATCTGCATCTTCTTTTTCTTGGTAGCCATCCCGCCATACATCATCGGCTTACGGCGAGTAGCACCACCATACATCATGCCCTTGCGTGGGCCGTTGTTGTAGGTCTTCATTGGGTTGCTCCTTGTTGTTTTTCGTCTTGCTTTGCTGCTTCCATCGGGTCGGACGGAAGGAAGGTTGTTTCGTAGGTGAAGGGCTGGTCAGTGGTATCTGACATTCTGACACCTTCCCGAATCAGGAATGATTTAGCCAGCGTAGTAAGTGTGCTGATATCTTGACTCGTGAGATCTTCTGGTATCTCCATCATCTTCAGCATAATTTCTGCTGCCCTTTTATCTGATGCTGCCAGAGAATATATAGACAAATTGTTCTGTTGCATCAATCGGAAGGCAAACTCTGCGGCAACATAGGTAGGGCTAACCATGCCCCGTGCAAGGTTGAATGAACGGCTGATTATTTCGTTAGCAGAGATAGGTCGGACACCGCCTTTAGGTGCGTAAGGGGTCTTTGAAACACCCCCGGCTATAAACATGAACTCTGATATGTCGGATAGATATTGGATATGTTCGGAGTCCATACCGATATCTTCCAGTATCTCCACAACATTAGGGTTGTCAATCTGCTCCATCAGACTTGCAGGATTCAGCATGGTCTCCATTGTCCGTGTTTCACCTGTCAGGCTTTTGAAGGTTGCCGTAGGACTTGCCTGAACTTGCCCTTTCTTCAGAAAACCATTGGTTATCATATACAACATGCCCTCGTTGAAACGATTTGTTGCCTCGTCTGACGCAACACCCTGTTCTGTAAGTGATGCAACAAAGTTTTGACGAAGGTGCTGGATTTCTGTTACGTTACCATTTGCTACGTAGGTATCAAAAAAACGTTCAGGATCACGGATGGTAAGCTGTTCCAGTTCTTTGATGTCTCGTTTCTGAAGATTTGTAAGAACCGCAATTTCGTCTGAAGCATCTGCAATACGACCATTCACCGCGTCACCAAACTGATCCAACTCTGTTTGCAGTCTTTCGTTCTTGGTAACCAAAGAGGCTATGTCATTTTCTTCCGCAAGCATCTTCTCCAAATTAACAAGCGGTTCGTCTATGATTTCGCCGTTTTCATTACGAACAGATATTGTCATGTCTTCCTGAATACGGCGCATGTTTTCAATTCTGTTGAAATCATATCCCGTGTTATTTTGCAAACCTTGCTGCAAATCTTTAAGACGTTTAGAACCCCACACTTCATACAAATCTGCTTCCAACATGGCCCGGAGATTAGCCAGCTTGTCCTGCCCTGCTTGCGTTGTTGTGTCAAAAACAAACTTGCCATCCACAAACTCATCACTCCAGAACCTTGCCAATTCATCGGTGTTATTTAGCATAGCATCTTCGGAGAATGGTTTACCATCGATTGCGTTTCCTATGTTGGTGACAAAATCCCTGTGCCACTCTCCGGGACCCATATTCTTCTTGTAAGGATAGTTAAGGCCCCCTTCTGCTGGATCCACAAATTCTGGTCCTGTGCGGGACTTATCAATATTATCTCCTATGCTACCCGGACGCTTCCGATCAAATACCTCACTACGGTATTGACTGCGGGTATCTGCCATGATAGGACCAATCTTAGGATGTCCCATAATCAGGCTATCAAGAGAACTAGCTGCTTCCTTGTAGGGACGTGCTTTCGCATCGTCAGCCGTGCGTTGACCCATGTTTCTGAAGTGACGATAAACTACATCAGCTTCAAAGGCATTTGCAGTAAAGGGGTTGATATCTGTAGTCTCACGCAGATACAGGGCAACGTCTATCATGCGAATATTTTTTCCTGCGTATTCAGGCATATTCTGCATGGCAGCAACAAGTTCGGCTACATCCGCTTCCTCTAGCCCTGCATTACGCAACGAACGACCCGCCATGTCATTGAAGGCACTGTAGGCAAGTTTACCAGATCGGCTGTTCAAGAAATCCCTAGACGGATCAAATATCCCCTTCAGTTGTTCTCCTTCAAGACGACCTACCTCGTCCACAAACTGCTGGACAAAATCCCCGATATCCAGAACCTCACCCTCAAGGGCTTGGTTTGCATTTTCATATGCAGCCTTACCGCGAGCATAGATAGCGGACATGTGGTTATCATAGGTAACTTCGAGGGTCCGTGCCAACTCCCGTCTGTGGGCCGGAGTTCCCCGCAACGTCTTTAGGTTATCCAGACGTTCCCTCAAACCTTGCTGCACTTCTGCAGTAAGCCCAGATATAATCTCTTTCTGCTTCTCAATATCAGCTACAGCCCCGGGAGTCATCTTTATTTCCAAGTCTGCCATACGCTGAACAAAGTCAGTATCCACATCTGCCAGCGGGTCTCGTATAACCGTGTTGCGATATTCGCGCAGCAAACCCAGATATTCTCTCTTGCGGTCAGCTAACTCAACAGTCATGGTGTCGGATGCTTTCTTTACGTTATCAAAGAAACTAAAGGCAACCTGACTATTTTCCGTATCCACCCCGGACTCTAAAAGCATCTCCCGAAGACGCTTCACAGCAAAGTCTGCTTGAGATATGTTATATTCCATAGCTTCTTGCATAGCTAGGGCTTCTTCAAAACTGGACCCTCGCAAAGCCGCGAAAGAAGAGTTTTCCATTGCCTGTAAAGGTGCAAGACCGGATACGTGTCCAAAAGCAAGCGTAAACATTTCACCCGCTTCTTCACGTTTATCTTCTGGGAAAGCATCTATAATACGGCTACGAAGATCCGTGTAATTCTTCATGCCGTTGTATACACCTTCCCGTTGCTTAGGATCAAGATTTTGCATGAGATCAGCAACGGCTTTAAAGGAAGTTGCTTCTTTAGTAGTAAGAGGTCGGCCTATAAGAGTTTCTACCTGATCAAACTGTCGATTAATAAATATGCCTTGCATGTTAGGAACAAGGGGAAATACTGCAGTTACGTCCTCTATGGTGCGTATGAGATCGATGCCTACTTTACTGGTTGCACCCATAGTTAAAAGATCTGCAGTTCCAACAACTCCTTTAAATCCATATTTAATTGCTGGTTTTCCCATAAAGGCAAAACTAAGCGCACCCAACATACCCCCAGTATCGGCATCCAAGCCAAGTTGAGGACCCAGATTATATCCAGCGGTTTGACCTAATGCTATCACACCTTCGTCCACAAGAAGATTTGTCATGTAAGGATTGCCAGCACCTTTAAATCTAAGTCTGTTTATGCGGCCATTGAGCATACTCAATTCACCATTAAGCATCCTCAATCTGTCTGGGCTTCCTGCACTTAGCTTCTCATTACGAATGGCTTCCTGAACACGGGTTCTTTCTTTTTGCAACTTATTAAGGGCATTTTTAGAATTTCTATTTTGCGTAACGTTGCCAATCGCGCCGCTGGGATTGAACTTAGCCCCTAGTCGGTTGGTCATACTATTCCACGACCTAGTTAGACCGTTGCGGCTATTATCAAGTTTCAACTGCCGATATACGGTTGCGTCATCAAACGCCTTGAGTGCAGGATTTACCTTGCGGGCCTCTTCTACCATCTTCAGCATGTTCTTGCCTTTTTGAAGATGACGTATACCGAAACCAGAAGTTAATGGCATGTTTTGAAGAACAAAAGATCCGAACTGTGCATCAGCCGGAAGTTCCTTGAAGCTGAAATCTAGCAGGGAATTACCCAGTTCATCGGATATAATCCGTCCTTCAATGGGTTCAACACCCTCGATGCCCGGGTCAAATACATACCTACGCTTGTATTCC